TCATTGGCTGCTTATCAAATTCACCTCTATATATTTCATAACGTTGTAATAAATTAAAAGGTTTAACAATGGTATGCTTATTTGTAATGGGATTAAATGTGATAAATTAACTTTTAAGTCTTTATGATAAAAAGGTTTATTAACAGTAAATTTTAATGATTTTAATCTAATTTTTGGTATTACTTTTTTCTTAGTTCCAACAGATTTAAAAAGACGACCGCCTCTATACACCTGAAGCAATCCATTATCATAAATTATGGTTCTATCAAAATCAAAATCATTAAATTCAAATGTTTGATTTAAACTATCAGACTCAAAACTATGATTAGATTTTAAATCGGTGAGGTAATACCAATCTTTATCAATCACCTGCATAATATGATAAACCCATTGAGGCACAAGCGTATGAGATGTAATAATACGAGGGATTTTATGATTAATATACCATGATTGAAGATAATCTATATCTTCATCATTTTTAACGTTTCTAAAGGATTTTAAGACATATTTTAATACATACCCTGACGCTGAATTAATATCCCATTGAAAACCCTGTGTTTCCATGGTACCATCTTCTAAAGGTTTGGTACATATTCGCTTATTATCTCTAAAACTTAAAGGCTTAGAATTTTGGGGAGCCGAAAAATATTTATGAAAAGAATCATACAACCCTTTAAGATACTCTTTTTTTGTATATAGTAAAAGGTGAAAATGTGGTACTCCACTTTTCATAGGTTCAGTAACGCGAAGATATGAAACTTCATTACCATCTTTTTTAATCTTTTTAAAAATATAAGAACGTTGAAAACCATGAAGCTGAAAAGATAATATCCTATACAGCTCTTTAACAGTTAATTGTCTCTCTTCTTCTATGGCATCAATTAAAAAGCCGTAACGGTCATTATTTGGAACCAGATTAGTAACAATTTCACCTGTACTCTTTTCAATAATTTGACCAAAAGCAATTTTATATTTTTTATAAAATTTAGTAAATTTTCCCTCAAGCATCTCGTGAAAAGGAGCATCAAGGGTAACCGTCATAAATACAGGTATATGATTACGATGCAAATTATAAGAGTCCATAGTATGAACCTTATTAAGTATTTGAGCATAATAACGCTCTGAATGATTCGCAGAGAAAGAAACATCTAAAAGTGTTTTAATTTGACCATTAGCAGTAACAAAACTATTTTTAGTTAAAAATTCTCTTTGTTTCGTTATCTTTAATTTGGTATAATCCAAGTCATGGACTGTTAAACCATATTGGCACATTGTTCTATCCTTTGTGTTAACGTGTAGGGTTCAAAGGGGTCAGCAAACCCCTAAATATCTTTTTAAATACTCTCAATCAAAATTGATATGTTCTCCATCTCTTCACTTTCAGACTCATAATTAAATAAAATGTCTAAGCCTGGTAAATCTCCAAAAATAGGAACTTTAAAACCTATTTGTTTCATAGATTTTTTTCTAAGCCCTGTAAGTAAAATTGTTTCACCCTTTAGTAATTTTAATGAATTTTTATATTCAATTTTTTGGGTCACTGGACGAATATCACTTTTATCCGTTAATAAATCCTCTGAAGTAAGGTCTAAATCCAAATAAATATAATCATTTTTAATTTTAGGGGTTACGATAACAGACAAACCAACATCTTTATAATTGAGAGATTGAACATTATTTGTTCTTACTTCAGTTATTTCCTGCGTTTGTTCTAAAAAAGGAATATTGGTCACAGATTTAAAAGAAGACTTTTGACCATCACGTAAGAGCAAAGTAGGAGATTGTTCTATCTCGGTAATTCCATTATCATCCATAGCAGTTAGAAATGAATTAAAGGTAGCAGTGTTTGATATTTGATGCGTTTGGGTGATGGGTGTACCTATTAACAAATTTAGCCAATAATCAAAATCTACACCAAATTTACTTATTTTAGTACCAAACTCTTTACCCTTTGAATTGTTGGTATTTAATATCGTGATTTTAATGCGTTCCTGGTGAAGATTATTATCTGTACCTTTCAATAGATTTTTTATTTTTTCAGATTGTTCATAAGTACTTTGAAAAACAACCATATCTGATTGAGGTAAAAATTTATAATTTAATTTTGGGAAAAGTGTTAAAAGAGTCTCTATATCTTTAAAGACCAAATTATTAACCCTATAGGTATAATAATCCAAATCATCTTTAGACATTTCTTTTTTAGCCACATAATAAAATGAATCTTCTTTATCATAAATCAGGGTTAAATTGTTATCACTAACAACCTTTTTATAAATACTTAAAAGCTCACGACTAGAAGGCTCTTTGGGTAAATCATCTATAAAAATATAGTAATCCTCAATCTCTTTATCTAAATAGATATTGGTATTTATTTCATGGCTAACATAATTGGTCAATCCAGCAAAATCAGCAGATTGAGCAAGACTAAAACAGCTTAATAGGGCTATCATTCTTTTCATTCGACACTCCTTGGAAAAAATTTAAAAACTTTTCACTTGCTAAGATGGTAATTTGTGAAGAGTGTTTAAACTTCTTTTTAACTAAAACAATTTTTGAGTTACTGTTATCTATTAAAAGTTGAAGCAAATCTAAATCAAATTGTATGGCTCTATCTGCATTGGTACATCTTGTTTTATTACAAGACAATTCAACCAAGTGTAAATTTTTAAAATCATCATTAGCAGCAACAGTATCATTTACAATTGAAAGAGATTGATTACTTTTAGGCAGTAAGGAATCTTCAGCATTATGAGGCATAAAAAAATAATCAATCATCATATAAAAAAGCAAAAAAGCAAAAACGATTAAACCAATAAAATAGTAAATATATTTTCTAATAACCGATTTTGAACGAATCTTATCACCTGATTGATACATATCAAAAATAGATTTATCAACCTTTAAATATTCAGTAGATGTAAGCGTAGAAGCATTATTAAAAGGTACTGATATATGCTTTTGATATTTAAATTTACCTCCAAAAATTTGTCTATCTTGGGGAAGAGCATGAATATATTCTTGAATCAATTTATGATAAGAGTAATGAATCAAAGAATAAGTTTGAGTGATAAGGTAAACATCTATATACAAATGTCTATGATAGGTAATAAACCATGTTAACAAGTCATTTTTCTTATCAAGAAAGTTATGGGCTTCATCAATTACAAGAAGTAAAGGTTTATCACTTATCAAATCTTTTTCACGTAAAAGTTCCTGTAAAAAAGCATCTTCTTTACCAAAATCATATTGAATTTTACATTGTCCTAAAACAACCAAAAATTCATTAAATTTCAAATCATAAATATTATCTTGAAATTTAAAAGAATCAATATTGGTTAAAATTTTATGATAATCATTTTTTTTACTTTTAATTTTTTCAACAGCATAATAACTTTTTCCCGAACCCATAAGCCCATCAATACAAGTAAACATTATCGTATAGCCTTAATAGCCATATTCTTTAAATAAATAGTTGATTTAATAGTAACCAATCCCAATATGGCACCACCCCAAGCCATAAGCAACCCAATAGCCGAAGAAAAAAAAGAAGTAAGAACAACATCAATACCTAAAGCACTAATCATATAATACATACAACTAAGAGAAGAGTTCCCACCACCAACAGTATCAAAAAGGTCATCGATAGAATCAATACCTGTATTAATCATCCCTGCAAAACTATTAAGAATAGATATAATAGTCCCTGCAACAGTAGCTATATAAATAAATAAACCAACATAAAGTAAAAACTTAGCAAAACTCTTAGCAAAACCAACCAAATCAAATACAGGCATTTATAAATCCTTAATTAAAAATTTTCATAGCAAAAATTGAAACATCTCTAAAAGCAAAGATGGTTAATTTCACCAAAAGAATCAAAAAAGTTATATTCAAAACAAACATAACAAAAGGTCTAAAAATAGCCAACATTCTAGGAAAACTCTCAAAAAAATCAATATCTTGATTAAAAAGATGAACAGACAAATCACAAGAGCCATGAGCAGCAATAATAGGCGATTGCATATTATTAAAAATATCTTTCACAGATTGAAAACCATCGGTATAACTTTGAATTGCATTTTCAGCAAGTTTAACAATCTCTTTATTTGATTCACCAGCTTCTTTAATTTTTTCAGCAGATTCATTTCTATCACGTTCAGTTTGATTTTTATCAGCAACCAAAGATTTATTAATATCATCAAGCAAATTATTACCCATAGTAATAGAACCATTGGTATCTGTTAAAGGTCTAAAAAAATCCCGTGATGGAGGATAATTAGGAGCAGAGATATTTTTATCTCTAATTGCATCTTTTATATCTTGTAAATCATTATGATTTTGAGTTGAAGAAGCGTTAAGAGCATTTTTAACAGCATTACTATTAAGATTATTATCGGTATTAATTTTATCAAGCTTAGAGCCTAAAGAAGTTTCAAGATTATTTAAATCCTCATGATTTCTATCAGCATTTAAATTATTATCAGTATTAATTTTATCAAGCTTAGATTCTAAACTAGACGAATCTACACCTGTACTATTTGAATCAGTATCAGAAGAGGTTAAATCAGTTGAATCTGTATCCGAATCACTATCAGAATCAGAAGAAGTTGAATCAGTTGTATTGGTATCATCAGTTGTATTGGTATCATCGGTTGTATTGGTATCCGTAGGCGTTGTATTATTATTGTCACCTAATGAAGTATCGTCTAATTCATAACGAACACAACAAACATCTGTACTATCACCTTCAATAATATCAACAGTATGAAAAGATTCCATGTTAACATAATCAGGTTTATGACGAAGCAAACAATCTGAAACAGTTTCAGATTGAAAAGGCAAAATAGACGGCTCATAATCCCAACCAATAGGACAAACCCCTACATATTCAGGTTCAGGTGTAGTTGTATTGGTTTCAGGAGGAGGAGTACAATTTTGTTCATACTTTTTAACTGAAACATGAAACCAAGATTCAGTTATATAGTATGCACCACATTGAGTGGTACCCTTAGAAAATGAAGCACCATATCTTGAAAGAAGAAGTAAATGACCATCATCAGAACAGGTATAACCGTTCAATAATGGTTGTATAGAAACAATACAAGTATCACCGCGAGTTGAACTAACATCAGTCATATAATTATCGACAATAGACCAACTAGAAATATCACCAACTGGAGTAGAACCCTCAACACAACAATTTGGAATATCAGAAGAAAATAATAATGTAAAAGAAAAAAATACAAATAATATCTTTAACATACTCAATTCCTAGTAACAGCAATCGCAGCAAAGATAGGAGCTAGTATTAACAAGATATAGAAGTAGATACTAAAGACAGCGTTAAAAGCATTGTTTGAGGTAAATTCTATAACTTCCATGATGATTATTCCTTTTATCGTCTCATGACTAAAATAGCTAAAAATGAAATTAGAAATACAAGAGTAAATCCAATATTATTAGCAACGGTTGCGAGTTGATTGTTCCATTGTTCCTGTGTTAAACCTACTAAATCCCAATCGGTAACATTACTATCAGCATTTAAAGAAACAGCTATAAATATGAAAAAAGATAAAAGTCTTAACATTATGGTCTCACCATTTTAAGCGTATAAGAAACCATCCAAAGCACACCAAAAAAAGTTAGAAGAATGCCACCAAGTTCAAGAAATTTTGATGTATTAATTGTGAATTCCAAAACCACTTTTTATCCTTTTTAATATTTATTAAAGAGGGGATAACCCCCCTTGACTATGATTTATTACCAAGAGCAATAACTTTTTTGATTGCCCAAATAGAACCAATAGCAACCATGATAACGGCAGCAACAACGAAGATAGGATTTGTATTGATTGTAAAACCTGAAGCGAAATCAACAGCATCAGCAGAAGCAACAGAAGAAGTAGCAACCAAAACACCAACAGCCAAAAGACCTTTTTTTACAGAAGGTAACATGAAATATCCTTTGAAAAGATTTTTTTTTACGTGCATACACGGAGCAGAAAAGCTCAAAAGATAGGGAAGGAGGTACAAAACCCTATTTATTCAACTTTATGAAGTAGGGGATAACCCTACTTAGCTTTTTTTTCAGAAACACCCATGACGGCATTAGCATTTTGCAATGAAGTACAAGTAAATGTTTCAGCGTCACTTTGTCTAGGCAATGTTGTTTTAAGTTTAAAAACTTCACCTTTATTTTTTTTATCTCGTAAATAATTATTCAATAAAATAACATCCTCATTGTTAGAGCATGGAATTTTTATCCATATACTAGTTTCAACTTCTTTGAGTCCTAAAACTTCATCGTCAATTTGTTCAACGTTTGTTGTTTTAAATTTAACACTAGCACTATAAGCGTGACCTTCATAACTACCACTTGCTAGAGGTTTAATTGAACCAATTTTGCTTATAGCCATGTCCATCGCGAACCCTTCATCTAATAGTATTCTCTCTTTAGCCATTTTGCTAACCTTTGTAAATAATTTTGTTTAACGTGAGTACACGGAGTTTTAAAACTCAATGGGTAGTTATGGGAGTGGGTTAACTACCTATTCAATTTTAACATCGACACAGGCAGGGCTTAGGGACTTTAAAAACGAGTGTCGAATTCGAATCTTTAAAGCCGAGATTCCTAAGCCCAAATTACTTTAGATTTTGAAAAATATTTTTTTCTTATAGAATTCTAAAAGTAAGCCATTAGCAAAATTTTGATAATCTACATAAACGAGTGTCGAACTCTCTTTATTACTAATTAATGACTTGTTACAGTTGTTGTATAATGTTGTATGTAAGTAGTTAGTTAATATATTCTGTATTTTCAT